TTTGTTTTTAAAAAAAGGTAGGTAGCCTCCGTGATAACCGTCAACGACCAAATTTATTGTTAGTGGATAACTCCTACCCTTTGCTTATTGGTTTATATATTTTAATGTAGTAAGTGTTGCAGTAGCTTCTTGCTTTGCTCTTGTAAGCATACATACCTCATCTCTGTCAAGGCTGTTAAATATCCTTGCTTCAATGTCATCAATCACATATTCTAAATTGTTTATTATTTCTTTCATATCTGTTTTGTTAAATTAATATACCGCAATATACAAATAAATAACATACAAACAAATAATTTAATAACTTTTTTTAGTGTAAAGCATATTTACCAAAGTTTGGACGGCTTAATATGGAATAAGTTGCATAACGACAAGGGTCAATAATATGGTTGTTTTTATCTTCTGGTGTATTTATAAGCATACCACCTTTATCTTCTTTCCATTTGTAATTTCTAAACTCACTTATCGCATTTGTTGAGGTTGATAATATATGTATCTTATATCTTTTTAATAAATCAATACCCGCATTCACACTATCCTTTCCCTTTATACTAGAAAATATATTATGTCCCATAGACCGAAGTTCAGATATTAACCTAGGTTCAGCACTATCCGCATAGATGGGTTTGCTTGTTAGGTTTAATTCTTTAAGGAAGTTATTTATATCACTCGTAGTCATTTGAGTTCTATATAGATGTTCTTGAATATAAAGATTATGCCCTTGGCTATAAACCGCAACAAAAGTACTCGGGTCATTCGTATAACCAAAATCCATTCCATATGCAATTAGTTCTGCTTCTTGTGGTATTTGATTAACCTCAACATACTTAAATATAGTGCTTCTGCTGGCTGCTCTTTCACCTAATCCATATATCTGCCAATATTGTTCGTCTGTATCTCTTAACCTTTCTATCTCACTTCTTATAGATGCTTCTATAAAAGGGTTGTCTAAATAGGTTGTTTTAAAAAATACGCAATCATCTCTAGGTATTAGCTTGTCATATATCCAATGGTATTCATCTGATGGGTTAAAATCTAGTATTACCCTATCTTGTGTTCTAAACAAAAGCTGCTGCATATCTTCAAAGTACAACTCGTTACCCTCATTCACAAATAGCAAATCTCTTTTCCTACCTCTAATCTTTTGTGGCTGGTCTAAAGATATGAATTCAACTAGGTTGCCAAATAAGTGATATTCAGAGTTAGACTTGTTATGGTACTGCTCACTATAACATTTATAGTTTTGTAGTATAGCCATAAAATCTCTCATTACTGTTGCCCTTAAGCTAGGAAATGATTTACGGCATATGGTTATAATCTTATTATTATTGTTTGCACAATAGTTGAATATAACCCACAAAAGAATATTATAAGTTTTACCAGACCTTGTACCGCCCTGTTCAACTACAATCTTTTTATCTGTATTGGCTAGATGCTTATAGACAATATTAGTCTGTATCTTCGGTTTTGTCAATTATCTCAATTTGAAAGTTAGTAGGCATCCCATCTGCGCCAGTTATTTCTTGACGTTCAATATAACCTCTTTTTTTACCTTTAGTCTTTAAATAGAATATTGTTGCAGCTGTTGAGTTATCAGCTATCTGTTTGTGTAATTGGCTTTCCGCAAAATCTAATGCTACGTTTTCAATATCCCTGACTTCTATTGCAAATACCTCATCGTCTTTAAGCCATTTGTAATATGTGCTTCTTGGTATATCTGCTTTCTTACAAGCTACTGTAACCACACCTAAACTTTGTTCAAGTGCTTTTAATAGGCTTTCCTTTTTTATGTGTCTATCTTTGTTCATATTATATTCCTTTAAATGCTTTTAATGGGTAGAAAATTAAACTATTTCTATAGCCATCTTCTGATGTTTTTATTATTGGTGTTACACCGTGAATGTTTTTCCAAGCTGGGTAAACTAGCATTGAATTATCTGCTTGTTCAAATGTAACATTATAGTCTGGAACGTTTAAAGAACCACCGCTTGAATTGTTTCTTTTCGTTAGTATCACATTTACTGCACCAACTATATTACCAGTATCTCTGTGATAGGCGGCTGCTATATTAAAATTTGATATACTGCTAGTAAACATATTTCCAAATCTCCATTTCTTATCTACGTCTTTAAAGAGTTCTAACTGGGTTTTATATATTTCTGGTGTAAGTTGTTTAATTATTTTTTCTGCCTCAACAGATGCGCCCCACATAGCCTTAATGAATGTATTCGCTTTCTTTTCTCTATGAACAGATGAAATTGTTGGATATGGTCTACGCATATGTGCTTTTGGTGCTACACTCCCAAGAATTGTACTCATTTGAATAGTTCCTTGTTTTTTAGCTTCTTTTCTTGTTAAACCCTCTTTGTAAACTTTTGTAAAAACATCACTTCTTTCTAATAATGATTTAGGAACGTTATCACTTTTAAACTCTTTATTCGATATTGATATTAACTGGCTCAACTTATTGCTATACTTTGAAACATCTTTAATATAAAAACCTATTACCTCACCATCAAGTTCTAGTAAGCAATCTTCCGTAATGTTTGGCTCATAGTATGGGCAGTCTTTACCTATCTTTATACTATGTTCTTGTTTATGTAGTTTTATTGTTTTCATATTAGTATTTCGTTTTTACGTTTTGGGTTAAGTCTAATTTTTTTCCCCCACTTTGATTTTAAAATCATAATATTTTTTTGTTCTTCTTTATCATCTCTAACATCAACTGCACCACCTTGATTAGAATAGTGTTCAAATGTAAATAAATATTTCTGATACCTTATTGTTCCCCACCTTTCTTGATGTTGAAGTGTGTAATCGTAATCTTCTTTTAAAGTTAGTTGTTCATCAAACCTTAAATCGTTAGGTTTTACAAATAACATATCACCAATACAAAAAGTGTTTACACTTGTAATTTTAGAAGCAAAAAAGAAATTATCAGTTGGGGGTACTCCTAAAAGTTTTACACCTTTCACTTTATTAAATTTAGAAATGATGTCATTTATTACAAAATCTAAATCAACTTTTTTAGGCTCACCAAAGTTTTTATTTATTATCACTTTTTTAATATCATCACTTAACTGCACACATATTTTATTTTCATTAAATGCGTGTTCTAGTGCAAAGTTTCTACTCTGCATTAAATTACCAGTTTCGTAAACATTATCACAACCATTTTTATTGTACAGTTCTTTCTCGCCTTTTTTTACACAAAATATGTAATTGTTTTTCTGCGTGTCATTAAAGGGTAGTTTATCGTATCTACCAGCAGATATTACATAAACATTATAATTCATCTTTAAATGCGTTTAAAACTATCAAACCTACATTCTTACCATCTTTCCTTGCTTGTGTAATTAATTCATTTGCTTGGTCATAATGCTTTGGGTCAAACTCAATCATAATAGCACGTTTTACACCAGCTTCTTTATCTTCTATGGTTTCATCTAAATCTAAATCCTCTAAAGCGGAGTAATCAACTTCTTCTTCTGGCTGCCAAACGTCCATACCCCACTGTTTTAATTGTTGATTATCCCATTCGTTTGCGAGTATATCCCAATCCCATTCACCAAAGCCTACATTGTCTTTTACAATGAATTCACGTTGTTGTTGTTCTGTAAGTTCATCAGCTTTTAAAATATACACTTCTTTTAAACCAGCTTCTTTACAAGCCTTTAATCTCATATTACCACCCAACACAACCATATCTTTATTTACTACAATAGGGCGCAGCTTAAGCATCTCTGGAAACTCTTGTATTGACTTAACCAGCTTTTTAAACTTATGGTCTTTTATGAAACGTGGGTTGTTTTCATTTGGTATTACTTTATTAATTTTTACTTTTTCCATATCTATATAACGTATTTAATTTACTTATTTATTTAGCTTTAAGTTAAGTAGTCTTTCTCTTATTGATTTTCTTTCTTTACCCTTTGGTAATTTGTCTAATAGTTGTTGTAGCTTTTGTATTAGTTTCTTGCTCATAATTCTGTTTTTAAGTTGCGCAGTTTATTATTTCGTAATCACTATTGTTTTGTTTCCATTCAAAAGACCTTAATACTAAAGCTGCACGTTCATCATACATATCTTGTTGTTCTTCTTCTAGGTTTCTGTATTTCTTTTCATTATGTGTTAGGCTACTTTCTTTTGTTAGTTTGTTTAGTTTTTCTATTGCTTTAAAATAATCTTTTTCTAGTGCTTCGTGTTTTTTTTCTATAATCTCTAGTCTTGATAGTTGGCTGTATTGTAATTGTGACCTTACTATAAAATTGCTTTCTAGTTTATCATAGTAATCAAATCTTGATTGTTTATAGATAGGGTACATTTTGTTTGCGTGTATTGCAGTTGCGTGGTCAAATGATTTACCGTTTGATTTTATAAAGTCTGATATGCTTACCCATCTCATATCTAGTTTGTTTCTTAATATATGACATAATAAAGCACGATGCTCAACGTATTCGGTTTGTCTTGTTTGTTTGTATATATCTATGCCAGATAATTGTATAAGTAAATCACTTATTTGTTCTGGTGTTTCTAGTTTGTTTATATCGTCTTGCATATTATTTGCTCTGTAGTTTTTGGATGTATAAAGCTGCATCCATTAATTCTTCTTTTAAGTGTTGTAAAAAGTCATCTTTGTTATTGTCTTGTAGTGTTGTTTTGTATTTGTCTATTCCTACACAACTTCTTATGTCAAATTCTCTTTTTAAATCTTCTACTATTTTATCTTTCATTTTATTTCTCCTTTTAAAGCAAAGTTTCTTTCTCTATACATCTTGTTGTATGCTGAAATTTTCTCTTTGTTATTATCTCTATATTTCTGTCTCATTAAAGCATAAGCATCTGGATTGTTTTTTCTCCACAGCTTAATTCTTTTTATTAAAATTTCTCTGTTAACCTCTCTGTATTCTTTTTGTTGTTTCAATATTGCTTCTCTGTTGGCTAACCTATATATTTTCTTTGCTTTTTTTTCTTTCAGTGTCATATTTATTCTGTTCTTAATTTTAAAAGGTGATAGCATTCAACATATTTTTGTCTTGCTTTACCTTTGTATTCTTGTTTAAATAATTCGTATAGCTTTCTTGTGTATTGGTATTTAGTGTTGCAGTCTTTAAAATACTTACTTGCAAACACCTTACCCTTACCCAAAAAGTACTGCACATTGTCGGCACTATCCCCGATTATAAATTGCTCATAGAAATTATACATTGCTTCTTCTTCTGTTATGTCTAATACAACCTGGTGCTTGTAGTGATAGTTGTACATCAAACAAGGGAACTGTTTGTAGTCTTTATCAATGCTGACTATCATAACTTCATCCCTACCAATATCATCGCTAATTTGTTTCCAGTACCTAGCAACCATATCATCTGTTTCAATACCATAACCCCATATGCTATCGTATTGGTCTTTTACAAATTGGTGCATCTCATTTAAAAGCGGTGGCAATTCTTGTTTCTTTCTATTGGCTTTGTACTTCTTTGTTATTAGTTTTCTAAAGTTACCTTTTGAACCACTAAAACATAATACTTTGTCTATTGTATATTTTTCTTCCAAGTCGTTTACAATTCGCATAAACTGCTGGTCAAACTTGTTTCTACTATCCTCTATATCGGTGTAGTACTTTTCATCATCTGGTGTTTCTCTTTTGCGGTAACAACTCGCAAAGATTAAACTATCTGCATCTACTAATAAAATCATATCTGTGGTTTGTTTATACTATGTCTACCATTTTTTTTATGAAAATTATAGGTTTTTATCCATTTTAATTTTAAAGTCTTAAATTTTAAAATCTCTTTGGTTTCTTG